ATCCCCGACTTTGCCAGCCATGTTAGAGAGAGCTTGTCCTTGACGGTAATCAAGACTTGCTTCAGGGTTAAAGTTTAATTTTGCGTTTGAATGAATTTTGCGACCCTTGTTCAGCTTATCTACCCACTCTTGGTACTTTGCCGACTCTTGAGCCGCGCGTTCTTCCAATGTAGGGCTTAAAGCCATAGGCTGTCGTGGCGCGTTGCGTGGGCCTGACCCCGCGTTCGTATCAACCAACAACTGTGTTTGTGGGTCTAACTTCCATCCACTACCAAACGATTCAGCAATTTGCTGATTTGCTTTTTTGGCTTTGTTGATCAAGTCCCAAGCTTCACCTTCACCTTTGCCCATGCCAGTAGCACTTGCAATTTCTTGATTAGTTAAACCAACGTTTTGGTCAAACTTTTTGGTGTACTTTGAGTATGGGCCTGTTGGCGTTCCTGTGTCAGTTGTTTGTGCCGTTCCCGTAGGTGTTGATCCTGACTGCTTAACCTTCATCACAGCTTCTGCCATGTCAGCTACGTCCTGTGGATTTAAACTGCCTTTACGGAAATCTTTTGCCAAATCCAATATACGACTACCCGCGCTCCAAACTGGAGCCTTCACGGTGCCTAAAAACGTGCCTAACCCTAAGCCTCCTAAGGCACCTAAATATCTCTCTGACTGCTCTGCCTCATCTGAGTTATATCCACCCAAAGGAACAGAACCCATACCACCAGCACCAGCGCTAGGTGTACCAGCGTTTTCATCTCTTGCTTCAGGCTTGCTAGATGAATAAATGTTTTGTGGGAATGACTCACCAGCAAAATGCTCCATTCCTTTAGCAAGGTACTCTCTTAAAACTGGGTCAATGAGGCTTGTGTCACCAGACTTTGCATATGCAGAACCTTCGCCATATCGATGCGCGGCGGCGATACGCATAGGATCAATTTCTTTTGCACCAGTATCTGGGTTTACCGACATCAAATTGGGGTTATTTGCATGGCGAAGAATGTTTTTGATGCCAGCCTGAATTGCAAGCTTTTCATCCTTTAACATTTCATCGTAATCAATTCCATTGGCTTGCGCTGTAGCCTTGTTTACTTGGAATGGGCCAAACGCAGTAGACTCAGGTTGACCTTTAGGAACTTGTGCAGGAATATTTCTAAAATCACTTTCAAGACTAGCCAAAGCAACGGCATAGTCTGGATCAAGCCCAGCGGCTACGGCTTGCTTTTCAATTTCACGAATAATAGATTTTTGCTCTGGCGTCAGTTTAGACATGGTCTACCTCAATCTTGTTTGTTTGCTTGTTCTCGCAATTCTTTCGCCGTCAATCGCTTACCTTCTTTTTTCCCATCTTTAGATGCAACTTCATCAATTGGTTTTTTCATAAAATCAGGACGATCTTGTGTAGCTGGGTTTCTCACCAAAGCTTCACGACGTGTGTTCGCTTTGTGATTAACGTTAACAAACTCTGGATGAATTGTTGGATACATTGGATCAAAATTAGGCGATTTAGACGCACGTTGCAAAGCAAGTTGATATTCGTATTTGGTCAAACCTTCATTGGCAATGTAACGAATACTTCGCAAGAACGCATCTTGAGTATTCCTCATGTTTGGTATTGATGCAAACTCCCTTGCTGTTCTTTCGTCTGTTGGATTGATAACAGCATTTTGCATATCAGTCTGCAAAGAACCCATCAAAGTTTCAAGTTGGTTTAACTTGGTCAGTGCATCTTTCTTTTCTGATGCGCCTAAACGAGCAGTCGTGACGTACTCGCGCATGCCTTTGAGCGTAGACGATAAGTTTTGTTTTTCAAACATCAAGCCAAGAATTCCAGCGGGGTTGCCTTTTTCAAACTGAGCAAAAATTGGTGCTAAAGCTGGACTACTGGCAACATCATGAATTTGTTGTGCAGTCTCAAACACTTTTTGACCACCGCGAGACTGAACGTCAGTTTTCTCAGCCAAAGATTTGTACTCCGTTTGCTTCAACTTGTTGTATTCACCAAGCGCGGCAAGATACGCGCTTTCAGTTAATGAATTGACGTCAAGTCCGGGTATCTGAGTACGAGCAACAGGTGCAGACTCTGCAGAAGCGCTTTTATCTGCTGTAGGGACGCTTGTAGGTTGTGTTCCAGCAGTTGGCTTAACATCAGAAGGTGTTTCTGAAGGGGGTGTAGGCTGTTTTACTGTTGTAGGCGAAATACCGGGAACGAGGCTCTTCAAATAATCGTAATTTTTTCGGACAAATTCTTTGCCAAACTTGCCTTCCAATTCCGTAACTGGGGTGTTTGATTTTATAGCCTCCATCAGTTGTTGGAATGTAGCGCCTTGATTTACAAACTTCTGTTGAGCAATTTTCCCAGTTTCAAGGTCAAGCTTTTCAATTTTGGCAACGTCTTCTGAGGTAAGACCACCGACTTTGTTAATTGCTTCTTGCAACATTCTGTCAGCAGATGTTTTTTGGCTTAAACCAACTCGTTGCATCGCAATATCCGCTCTCATCTTTTCAATGGTTGGAGCAATAGCGCGTTGCTGTTCAATCCCTTCACCAAGAGCTTCTGAAGCACTTCCAAGAGAAGCAAAAAAACCACCTAGTTGAGGTTTTAAAAAACCTGATGCAACTTTGAAATAGTTAGGGTTTGCGTATCTTTCTTCCAAAGACTTGACAAGCCTCTCGGTGGCTTGCAGATTTTCATCAGAAGCTTTTGTAATTTCTGGGTCAGTACCAATTCCCGCAACGTTTTTAGGAAGCAAATTTGCTGTCTCAACGTTGTACATCAACGGACTAGGTGTTTTTGTTTGAGCCATTTTTTATCCTTGACCGTAGAAATCTGAATCGGTATCTGCTTGTCCTGAAGCAATCATATCTGCCGCATTTGCATAACCCAAACTTTGAGCATACAAGTCATCGTTAGACAAACCTGAGTCAGAATTTGGTGTACCGCCAACAATACTGCCATCAGGCTTGATATAAAGTCCGCCACCAAGATCTGTACCAGTGCCTGCACCACCCGCGCCAAAAGCTGTTTTGAGATTTTGGAAAGGCGTTGTACCACCGGGGCCCGGTGTAAACATACCCAATGCACCAGTACCCACACCAGCCAACGCAGACAACGGTGACATCTCTGCAGTTGTCTTTGTCGATGTAGGCACGTTGTATCCACGCAAGATCGTAGACAGCGTAGACAAGTTGCTCAATGGGAACAACTCTTTGTTCTGAGCAATTGTTCGTTCTTGTTCACCCAAAGTAGCACGAGCATTGATGTCTGCCAACGCAAGCGCTTGATTTGTTGAAGCTAGCTGACCTTGTGCTTGACCTGCTTGTGTCAAGTTCTGCTGACCTTGTGAAGCAAGCGTCCCTGCTGTCTGACCCATCTGTGCTTGCAATTGGTTTTGCTTCAGAGCGGCGTCTAATGCGCTTTGATAACCCTTTTCCATCGATGAAGTCTGCTGACCCAAGATGTCACGGTTAGCGTTTTGAATTGTTTGCGCCAAAACTTCTGAACCACGTTTAGATCCAAACTGACCTGCACCCACAGCACCAGCAGTCGCCTGAGGCGCAAGGTTTTGCATGATGTTGCGCTGACCAATATTTCCAATTTGGTTAACTACACCAGTCGTGTATGGACTCATGTACTGTACGGCGGCATTGGCTGGGTTTGTCCCTGCGGCAGTCAAATACGGAGTTGCAGATGACAGGGGGCTACCTGCGCTAACAGCACTACCTAGCGTTGTTCCAGCGCTTTCCAATGTATCTTCATAACCAGTACCAGCCGTGGCAACATCTTTAAATGCACCCTTTTGAAGTTGTGTTGCATCAGAGAATTTAGCGGCAGGCAATGCGGTTGCGCCCGCCCCAACCCCAGCGGCGCTTGCTCCCTGACTTGCAAGATTACTTAAATAGTCGGTGTAATACGCTGGTGCTTGCGTTTGCGCCGTTTGGGAACTTTGCAGTAGGTTTGCCATAATTAGCCTTTCGCCATTCTGAGGTAGTCCAGAGGACTTTTCGCCTTTGGAGGTATTTTACTAGTAGGAGCAGATCTTTTGTGCGCTCTTAGCTCTTCACGCATCGCGTCAAGTTGTTTTGCACCTTGTTTGTTGTCACCGCCACCAATGGCAGTCACAAAAGCTTCTGGGAACACGTACTCACCGTCAGCAATCTTCGCAGGGACAGCCTGACCGCCCGAAGACATTGAGTGAGGGACTTTCTTCTGGAATTCAGACAAAGCCTCAGCGCCAGCCTTGCTTGAACCGTCGCCCAAAGCGGCAACAGCGTCAGCGTCAATCACGTAGTCACCGTCGTGAAGCATCGCAGGGATGTCGTCAGATTGACCTGTACCGTTACCCGAAGCATAGTAACCAGTCAATCCAGTAATGAATTCGGGATTATGACCCTTTGGAGCGGCTTCTGCGTACTTCTTGGGCAATCCCCCTTGGGCATACTCTCCAAGCGGTTTCATGGGTCTTCCAATGCTTTGGTAGAGGTGTCTCAGGGCGGCGAGCTTTAAAGGCGAGTCGACACCACCAGTTCCGACCACGGGAGCGGCGGAGATGTGTTTTGGATGCTCAATAAATTTAGGCATCATGGATTCAAAAACTTTACCACCAGTTGCCATGAATGTTGGTTTGTACAGTTCATCAGACAGGTTGCCAAAAATAGACTTTTCTTCTTTTTCTGGAGATTCATCTTTTTCTTCTTTTGTTTCTTCTTTGTATTTAGGTGGTGCAAAACCACGCTCAGACAGAACAGCCGCCATCTCTGGTGTCAATGAAGCAAACAGTTGCTGAAGCTTTGCCAACTGCATACGTTTTTGCGCAGGAGCACCTTTAAGCATTTGCTCAGAAGAATCTAGCTTGGGCGCAGGGGTACCCACACTGCTTAACGGCGATGTTGTTGTTCTAACTGGAGGTGGTTTTACCGCAGGAGGAGTGACAACTGGTGGTCTTACCACTGGAGGAGTAACAACTGGGGGTGGAGTAACTACTGGTGGTGTAACCACAACAGGAGGTGTGACCACTGGAGGGGGAACCACAGGTGGAGTTACTGGTCTTTCACCAGTAATAACCACTTCACCCACATTGGTAGGTGGTGTAGATAACGGTGGAGTTACTATTGGAGTTACTGGTCTGTCGCCAGTGATAGTTACTGTGCCTACATTAGTTGGTGGAGTTACAGTTGGAGTGACTGGTCTACCACCAGTAATTGTTACGGTTCCTTGATCGCCAATGTTTGTTGCACCACTGGTGTCTAGATTATTTAGTGTTCCAGTAACTGGTCTGTTTGAAACAACTTCTACACTGTCAAGATTTGTAGCGTTTGTACCGTTTGCTCCAGTACCACCAGTTGTATCAAGAGTAGATGTTAAGTTATCAAGCCTGTCAAAATATTCTGAAATTTGTTCTTTTGTATAACCTAAAGCTTGTAATCGAGTGTATTCAGAATTTACAAAGTCTGAGTTTGTTGTGTCAGCACCTGTCAAGCTTCGAGTTGTGCCAGATGTATCTGTTCCGTTCGTAGTGGTAGAAATAGATGTATCACCACCCATTGAATCGCCAGTTAACCCACTTGTCGTCAAAGACGTCAAATTTTTAATTGCACGGTTATAGTCAATCAAACCTTGCGTTCCACCCTCTTGGTAAACACGCAATTGATCTTCGTTTAAATCTGCAATCTCATCATCAGATAATGGTGCTGTCTTTGCTACAGTGTCTAAACCTGATGTTGTTTTTGTATTTGTCGATTCAGTAGTCGGAGAACTTAACAATGAAACAGCTTGCCTAAGAGCATTGATATTTCCAGACTCAGCCGCTTGTAAAACAGCTAATGCACGACCTGCAAGCACAGTATCTGGGCTGTTGATCAAACTTCCAGCATTGGAAATGACACTAGCCCATTGACCATTCTGTGCGGCAGAAGCTAAGTTGGCGGCGCTGATTGCATCTTTAGGCGTGTAGCCCCCGATTTTTACATCCCCTAAACCAAACTTGCTTTGAAGATCGGTGTTACCAGCAAGAGCTGTAACTGCCGCAAAAGGATTCTTTTGATCAATTGCTTGACCAACACGAAGAGCAGTGTTGACGTTAGCAAGTCCCGGAGTCAACCCCGTAGCCCCAATAGCCGCACTAACTAAATCACCCCTACGAACTGCGTCCGCAATGTTGACACCAGCAAGTATGGTACCCGCACCGGGAACCATCGCTAGACCCATCTTGACTAAATCTACATCGCTAAAATCACCAACAGTGCGTTTGTCCAAAACTTTACCAGTCTTGTCGTCAATCAACTCCATGTAGCGCTGATCAGCAGAACGCGCCCAATGAGCGATCTCTTCTGGTCTTTGAGCAATTTGAGTATCAATGTCGTCACCTTCAATGACTCTGCTCACACCGCCACTAGTTGGTGCATTTGCCGATTTGGTATAACCACCAGTCGATGTGATGTTGTCAGCAGGTGCTGTAGGCAATCCACTAACAACGTTTGAAGTTAAATTGTTTGACGTTGGTTCATTTGCAACCGTGTTGGTAGCCAACCCAGAATTTGGCGCTACGTATGCGTTGTAATAGTTTGTGACTTCTGGCTCGGCAATAGAGAACCGATTAGCAAGCATTCCTGCCAAACCAGCATTGGCTTCCAACCCACCTAATTGTTGAACAGTTTTAGCAACATCATCAGGCGTGGCATTAGGGTTCGCTTTGAACCAATCATCGACTTGATCTTGTGTAATTGCCATTTTTATCCTGCCAAGCTCATAATGCCAACCATTTTTTCCGCCCATTCTTGCCATGTCTCACACATGCGCTGATCAGGAATAGCTGATTGACCAAAAAGTCCAATACCGTTAATACCATCGACCCAGTCGCGCCATCTCTCTTCTGGAACTGTACCAATGTCATTGGACGAAAACAACTCCGCCATTAGACTGCAGTACAAGTCCCACTCCATGTTGCGAGGATCGTAGGTAACCATTATGGGTTACCTGTAGAACGTTCGTCACCCATGTCGGCACTGAGCAGAATCCTACCCATGTAGTAATCGCCGTTAAATGTGTTTGATTCAAACTTCAAACGCAGTTCACGACGTTGCTCACGCATGTCAATTTTAAGCGTTGTGTTGTCAAAAACGTAAGGATCTGATATGTCCTCTACGTCATCTGCGTAGCCTTTACCAGTCACGTACAAATTCATTTCACCATTCTGGACAAAGTCAGGTTCAACGCGCTCGATACGAAGCCAACGGTTGTCGCCTGAAAGCTGTGGGTTGCCCGGCCCCCCAGTCACCCATCCCAAGTTATTCGTAGTGAATGACGAGCGAATAGCGTTTACGTTTGTCAAATACACCTCGTCAACACCGCTCTCGTGTTGCCACAGGGTATATTTACCCTCTGAGTTCTCTACGTTACCGCCCCAAATAGGTTTGCGGAACACTTCTGAGAACGTACCTGACGAGCGTTGAGCACCAATAGATTGACCAGCGTCATACCAAATCTTGTCTCTCACGTTGTAAATGATCGCGTCCGTGCATTCGGTTGCATCACCACGAGGGTAGAACCACCAGATCTCACCCCAACGAGGAACTTTTGTACACCACACCTTTTGGCGCTGTGCATAGTTCAGATTGTCAAAGAAGTGGTTCTGGTTTGCAGTATTTGGGATCTCTTGAACAACACCGTTGTAGGACAAGAAACGATCCACCGCACACCAATAGAAGATGCCGTCGTACTCAATCACGCATTGGCTTGACATGATGGAGGTCTGGCTTGTCAGTAGGTCATACTTCCAATAGAAGTTCAACCCGTTAACTGTGCTTGGGGTGTATGTCACGCGAATCAAAGAATCCAATGACCAGAACAAGCCTGCCGGCGAAGTTGTACCACCACGCAATGGTAAACCCTTGACAATCTTACCCGTCGCAACGTTGTTTGCATTGGCGTCAGCAGATACCCAGTTTGAGAAGTCACCTGCCGCTGAATTCTGGATCAGACCGTTGTTTCCGTAAACAAACAAATAGGGGTGCATCATCACGATGCCACCAGATACAGAGATGTTGTTGTCAAACGTAACCGTTACAACTCCAGTCGTCATTGCGGCTGAAGTGGTCAATGTAGTTGTTGCACTGCCTGAGAAAGCCACAGGAGTGCCACTAGAACCGACTGTCTGCGAGTTATTGATCGTGTAGGTACCAATCCCCCCAGTACCCGTTCCAAGCGCTGTAATTGTCGTATTTGGCAGTACACCGACACCAGCACCACCAATGATGGTTTGACCCACTGCCAGTGATCCATCGTTAGCCACTGTGACCGTCAATGTGGTGCCAACCATGTAGCCAGTAATTGTGACGTTCGCAACAACGTCGGTGTTGGTGATCGTCGTACCCGCTGTAATACCAGTCCCAGAGATTGTCTGACCGTTACCCACCAAATAGTTGGCACCATTGATGATGATGGTTGATCCGTTCAGGTAACAACTTGCGACAGTAAAGACACCCACTGGTGCAAGAGTGGTTCCGGGAAACGCTCCAATCAACGGTTTTGTGTTGACGATGGAGTCAATTGCTGAGAGGTTTTGACCGGGGTGTGCAATCAAATTATTGGTCATTCCACCTGAGGAGTCGTAACCAATGTCAAACTGCCACAAGTTATTGGCGTTTGATGTGAACCCTGTCACCGTGTAGTCAGTTGGGCCAAACCCGACACCGTCATCGTTATCGGTTGTCCACTGTTGAATACCAGTGCTAAAACCTGCCACCACATAATTCAGTCCGTTCTCGGACGTCATTGTCATACCGCGAGGAATACCTGTAGCGTTTAAGAATACGCCCTTGTATCCACCAATCTTACGAGGTAAGGCATTCTGAAAGCGAACCCATTCACCATCAGAGTAGGTAGAAGCGGCGAACTGAGTACCGTCGCGCTGGATACCCGGCTTCACCTGAAGCTGTATGACCTTTGCTGTCATTTAGAAAGTTCCACCTGCAATACCACCAAGAGCAGTAACTGTATTTGTTACCGACAATCCCGTAGAACTTAAAGTCATACCGTTAGATCCGTTAATTGCAAATCCAATTTGACTAGTAGCAGGTAAATACAAACCCGTTGATGTATTCCCTAAAAATGACAGTGTTGGCGAACTCACCGTGCCGGGGTTCAGAATCACGGACGTAGGATTAGACGTACTAGATGTTGCACTGTAAACATTAGTTCCATCAGAAATCAAAAGCGCTGTTTGATTTTGATTAACGTTGACCGTTGTGCCACCAACAACAGCGGTTTTAACCGTTAGGTTGTATGAACCTGACGTTGTATTTTGTATTGAGTAAATTTGTACTGTCGATGGCACAACAACAATTTGATTTGATGCTAAAACACCTGAATACTCTTGAATGATGTTTGCACCTTGCGCCGCAGTCAGCGTCAAAGTACCACCAGTCACTACTTGAGATAACTGTGTAAACGCAAATGAATTTGAACGACCATACGCATAGGTGTTAAAACCTGTAACTCCGTTGGAGACAATCACCAATGACTCAGTCAACTGCAACTGTTGATTAACGTTTCCATCAATGGTATCCGTTCCAACTGGAGTAATTGTCAAAACACCTGAACCATCGTTGCGAATAATGGTGAACCAATTGTTTCCAACAGCAACAGCAGAAGGAAGAGTAAATGATCCAACTCCACCACCCCACACGTTAAATTGAGCACGGTTTGTTGCGGATAAAACAGCATTGCCGTAGTAAGTTGTAATGTTGTAAGCTTGATTTAATGTTAAACCAGTAGCTTGCAAACCGTAACCTGCCAATGCACTAGCGTTAGCAGATGAAGTGCCTGCACCAAAAACAACTGATTGCCAAACACCATTTACTGTTGAGTTGTTGGTCAAAAATATGAATTGAGCAATACCAGACGTAACCGAAATGATGGTGTTTCCACTGTAGTCAGTTACAGTAAAAATGTTTGATCCAGTGTTGCGAACAATTATGGTCTGACCAACCGATACCTGTGTGGCTGGTGGTAGCTCAAGCAACCATCCTGAAGCAGTGCCAGAAGACGTTGCAGTAACGTCAATGATGGCACTCGCTGGTGTTGCATCGTTACCGTTGATAGGCCATTCAAGTTGCAAGTTAGCAGTCAGCGATATAGCCTCAAAACTGACCTGCGACGGTGAAACCGTCTGTCCTGTAAAGGGATTGGTATAAGTTGTCATGATCAATTATCCACGGCAATAGCTGAACGATCTGCGACACGCAGAGTATCTTCAGTTTTAAGGGCGGCTAAAGCTTCGTCAAACATTTGTTTCCAAAGCGCCAAACGCGCATCATTCTTGAGGAACGGCGCGGTCTGTTTTAATGTGCCAAACAGCATGGCATTGGGTGCATTTTGTGTCAGCCAATTGGTTTGATACGCCGACGACAAAGGCTGTAATCGTGTGTAGCAAAGCGCTTCAAAAGCATAAGCTTGATCAGGTGTAGGGGCTACGATCCAATGCTCAAAATCGTAGTCAGCATAGTACAAGGGTGTACCTGTTGCGGTGACGTCCTGAGCATATGCATTCAGATACTCCAACTTGCGCAGTAATATGGGTTGCTTTGATCCTGAGTTGGACAGCGTCATTGACACTGTTTTACGCCACCGCGCAGGCTTGGCAATGACAGGGTTTCCAATGTTCATAGTGGAGTCAACCACTTCCATTTGACCCAAAGTCTTGATGTACTGAGCGATTTCAAACTCGCACAGCGTGATAAATGTCGGGATAGCTTCAACGACGGCGGCGTCTCTACGCTCCAGATACTGAAGCACCGTACTCGTCAGCGAGTCGTATGTCATTACCCAAGATGGAGTTGTTGCCATTTTATCTTCTCTGAGTTCGTTTATTCATTTTAGTCTGCCTTTTGGGTTGTGACAAGGTTACTTGCTTGCCACGCCCTTTGTTTTCTCAAAGGAGCGCATACCAGCAATTCCCAAGATACCAGACAGGATGACCCAAAGCTGGTCAGCTTCAAGAACAGGGGGAGGATCCATACCAACAGGCACCCAACCCATAGCCTGCAAGTACTTCCAAGCCCACTGGAACAGTGGGTAGAGCAGGAACTGATACCCCATAGCCGCCACACCGATCCAACCAATAGCGGGACGCCAGCCACTTACAAACACGCTACTGGACGCCGCTTCAATTTTATTGACGTCAATCTGGGCTAGGTCTGTAGCCTGATCAATGCGCTTCTCTTCAAGATCAAGCTTTCTTTGCTCAATCTCCATCTCCATCTTTTCTTTGTCAGTGGTGATTAGGTCGCCAGCAACCTTGCCCACAGCTTCAATAATTGATCCAACGGCTAGTAAGCTCATGCTAGACCTTTCAGTGTGCGGTTAATCCAGCCCTTGAGAAACTTAACCTGCACGGGGTTCTTGTTGCATATCTCAACGTAGCGAGCAATCTTTGCCAAGGCGTAGGATTCTTTGAACCGCTGACCGTCTGTAACTTGGTTAAGTTTCTCGATGGTTTTGGCACCAATTCCGCCGTCTGGGGTAGACCCAACGATCAATTGAGCCAACTTTACAGCCATGCCTAGCCCTGCATTTACTCCAAAGTTAAAGATAGTGTTGGCTACGTCTTGGTTATTGATCTCGTTACCACGCATCTTGTCCCAAAACTCCACACGGTAGAACTCACGCACCATAGGGGTCAGGGAGCCACCAAATTCTTTCTTGTCCACAAGCGCCCAGCCATTCCACTGTGGGTTCTTGTTACGGGCGATGCCTGCATAGGTCATGCCCCCAGTGTCGCCGGGTACTTCGTGGAGGACGTAGCCGCCCTCGTCTTTCATCATTTGCTCAAAAGCTGGTTCAAACTGAGCCATAGTCGTCCTTTACTGTTTGTTCCTACTCAGCATGGTTGCCGCAATATCCATCATGGTTCTTGCCACCTGAATGTCGGCGGGTTCATTATCCCACCCGACAGTTATCTGCCCTACAAATCTGCTTGGGTCTGGCGGAACACTGATTCGGCAAGTGTAGGTAACCCCTTTGGCGATGTACCACAAACCCATCTCGGATTGTGCTGACTTGTATTCACCGCAAGGTATTTCGCTAGCCATGAGTTTGACCACATCAGCGTTGTTGGCAGAATTCTGGGTAAACAAGCCCACATCTAGCCCATCGTTAACTTTGTCTCGACCCTCTTTGGTGTAAGCGCGGTACAGCACTCTGGTTCCAAACATGGGGTTGACTTTAAACACAGCAACAATGGTAGCGTTGGTTGTTTTAAACAAATGAGAAGCCGCATCCTCTACTCTGTCCTCAACAATGCTGGGCATTCGCTTGGACTCTTTGTACGCGCCCATTAGAAGTTCTTGGTTCTGCCAAACAAAGTAACCACAAAACGCAAACACTGCCATGAGTATTAGCGCAAACAGCTTGAACGGGCTATCTACATAGGACAGCACCTTGCTTAGTATGTCTGCTGGCTTTTCTTCACTCATAGTCCAAACATTCCCAATACTTTTTTAGCAACCTCGTCTGGCAGGAAGCGGAGCAGGCCAAGCACCCACCATGCCACACAGAGCCGCACGAACACCTTGAAGAAGAGGTCAGCTTGCTTTTGGTACTCATTCACCGACCACACCTTCTGGTAGTTGCACAGAATTCCATCAACTCATAGATTCCAATTGCAACCAAAAACAAAACAAATGCACAGCCACCAATAATTACAGCAAGCTCGTTTAGCTCTTCTTCTTTCTCTTTGGCCTTCTTCTCAGCCCGCTCTAAAGCACGAAGCTCTCTGGCATCATCTATGTCCATCTGGTCTTGTCTGGCTTTAATCTTGTTCCAAACGTCAACCTTGCCAGTGGTCATAAAGAGCATCTTTAGCTCTTCCTCAAAAACTCTGGCTTGCTCAAGCGCCATCTCAATCTGAAGAGCAGTCCCCATGTTGGAGCCTTTGCCCTTCTTAGCCTCAATCAACGCCTTGGTAGCGGTACTCTTGGCATCAAACATCTTGCCAATCATGGGGGCAAGAGAGCCTAAATCATTGGCAACTTTGCTGGCCTTCTTGACCATGCTGATCGCGCTCTGTATCCCCGCTAGGGCCGTTAGAGGATCAATCATTTCCGTACAACCTTTTCCCACTGTAGGCAAACAACTTTGCGGTTATAAACATCACCCGTCCACGCCCACCGCACACAGCGGTATTCAGTCTTCTTGTCCTGAGTGGATGCTCCCGGTAGAAACACCAAAAAAAGCATCAACAGACAACGCATTCACCATATCCCAGCCCATGCAATCACGTAAGAGCAAAATATTACAAAGCAAACAATTGCGGCGAAGGCTACGATAGCTTCCACCCACTCCCACATGCTACAAACCCAATATCTTTTTGACTAACTCGCCAGCAACGCCGGGGCCAAACAGGACGCACACGATCACCCCGTACAAGAGGTATTCAATCTTTGTCATGCGCTTGTCCCCATCGCGCAGGGATCGGTCGATACTGTTGTACCGCTCTGTGCAAATTGCTTCATGTACAGCCAATTTAGTATCCACCGATTCCATAAAATTCCTTGAAGAAGCCACCCGAAGGTGGCTCTTTTTTAGTTCACTGTTACGTCAGTAACCGCCTCTTCAGGCTTGGCTTCTAACGCATCTTTCAGCATTCTGAAGAAGGCATCTCTGCCTACCTGCAACTGATCCACATTGAATCTTGCTGAGTCCAGTTTGCGATCCAAGTCGGCAACATGGTTGAGCAACATCTGCTGTTGCTGTGTCATGTCTTCAAACTTGTACTCTATACCGTCGATTGTCACAGGGGTCTTTTTTTCGTTTCCCATGATTTTTCCTTTAATGTGCCACCAAGATCGGGTGGTGGCTTCCCGTTAACTTAGGGTGTGGCCCAAGGCAAAGCTGTATTGGCAGGGCTGACAGGCGGGTTCGCCATTGAATCCAGTTGTCCCTGCACACACTGCTGTGCGCTTGTAATGGCTGACTCAGGAATCCAACCAATGACGATGGCTTCAGTCAAGCTGGCGTAGGGGATGAATGCACCCTCTTGGTCAGCAGAGTTGAACTGCGTGTTGCCACCGATAGAGGCAGTGTTAGTGCCATCTACGCCAGTGACTTCCCACAAAGCATTGACCACATAGTTAGGGTCAGGCTGTTGCAGGGTGTACATTGCTGTGATGCGGGTTGTAAAAGTTGTTGCCATGATTAGGCTCCTTTCAAAGTTGCAAGTTCGGCTTTCACCGAGTCGAGTTGAGATTTTAGGTCTTTAATGGCGTTAACCATGTACCAAGTCAAGTTGTCGGCATCCACAGTCATAACGCCAGTAGATTCTGTTTTTACGCATTCAGGCAAGATTTGCTGAAGTTCTTGGGCAATAACGCCCAATTGAACACCTTGCTTTTTAACGGCTTGCTCTTGCGGTATTTCAGTAATTTCTTCAGGCAAGCGGTACTCAAAGTTACGCACTTGGATTTGATTGATTACGCTCAAGCCTGTGTTGTTGTTAACAATGTTTTTCTTCAAACGCTGGTCAGAAGTAATTGACCATGTAGCAGAGTTGTTGCCTTGATAAACACCGCCACCAGCAGAAAGAAATCCTGTGCCCGCGCCTTTTCCTAGTCCACCGAAACCAATAACAGTTTCAGAACTTGTTGATGCACTAGAACCATAAGTTGCCGCACCAATAAATGTATTATTTGAACCTGTTGTAGTTGGAGTAATATATTGCCCAGATGCCCATCCTAAAAAAGTATTATTAGTTCCACTTGTATTGCCAGCCCCAGCCTGATAACCAACAGCGGTATTTGGCCCTGATGTTCCTACTTGAGCATAAAGAGCCTGATAACCTACAGCCGTGTTGCTAGATGCTGTAGTGTTAGCTTGGAGTGAATCCCTGCCGTAAGCCGTATTAGTGCTTCCCGTAGTATTGGCTTTTAATGAAAACGCTCCAAAAGCTGAATTTAAATTTCCTGAAGTATTGGCTAAAAGTGCTTGATAACCAACGGCAACGTTATCCCCTGAGGTCTGGGCGCGTAACGCTTGATAGCCAATAGCAATACTACCACCGCCTGTTTGGTTGCTGTATAAGGCTTGATAGCCAACAGCAGTATTATCTGATGCTGTTGTATTTGAATAAGACGCTTGATAGCCTACGGCAGTTAGGTTAGATGCTGTGGTGTTGGCTTGTAAAGCACCAGTTCCAATTGCCACATTATAAGAACCTGTCGTATTTACATATAAAGCAGGTGCAACACTGCTAGTGCCATTAAAACTACCTATAGCAATATTGTCAGAACCAGTTGTGGTTGTATACAATGCCGCACGACCAATAGCAATATTTGCTTGTCCATTACTAAAATATCCAGCCTGTATACCTAATGCCGTAATACTTCCAGTTGTGTTTGTGTAAGCCGCTTGGTAACCTATGGCTACAATACTTGTACCTGTCGTATTTGCATAAGCCGCCTGATAACCAACAGCAGTGTTGTTTGATGCTGTGGTGTTTGAGTAAAGTGCGTCACGACCCAAGGCAACATTGTTTGTGCCAGAGGTGTTTGATACTGCGGCTGAGTATCCAACAGCAGTGTTGCTGTCTGCTGTGTTTGCATAAAGCGCCCGATAGCCTACAGCAACCGCAAAGTCAATAT